AGCGCGCTAGAGCGTAGCGTTCCGAGTTCGGTGCCGGTCAATCCGACGAGCGTTCCTTTCATTCCTGCCCTTTGTAGAGCAGGATTCTCAGTTTTGCAACGCTATTTTCTCAGAAGTGAGAAGATGCAGGCAAAGCTAAGGGCGGCACCGTTTCCAGTGCCGCCCTTGGGGTTTTTCATTCGTCGCACCAATCTCCTGACAGGTGCGGAAGTTTTCCTGACTTCGACTTTGATCTTGTAGCGATTGATTTTAATTCGACCACGATTGAATCAATATGGTCTTCCTTTATTGTTTCTGTCCATCCGTTTATTGCTTGATAATTGAACATCGGCTTTTCAAGCAACACCCATCCGTAATCGCACTCTGCAAATTCTTCAAAAAAGAAATACAAATCGCTGAACTGATTGTCCGTCATTTTGCCGCGAACAAATGCGTTGATGTGACGCTTGCATGTCGAGACCTCCTTGGTTGAAAGCGCGCTGTCCGCATTACCAAAAAGATGCACGCCCACTGGAATGTCGTATTTTTCCCGCAGGCTTGCTCTATGGTCTTTGCCTGCATCATCGTCCCCGTAGTCATCTGTGTCCATAAGCTCCGTTTGAGCTTTGGCTACACGTATCAGGCGGTCGTCAATTTGAGCAATGGCGATTTTGATTTCAGACGGTGTAAGCTCTCGATTATGCTGATTGGTTTCGGTTGTGGTTTCCATAGTTTTAGTTTTTCGGCTGCGTTGTATTCATATTCGGCTTCATCACGTTCTGATGATTCGGGCAATTCACGCTGTTCCACTTTTTCCACGCTTCCGTCCAGACCGTAAATCTCCATGTCATAAATGCTTCCGTGCGTCACTCCGTTTCCAGCAAGGTCAAGTATGATGCAACGGGTCTTTCCGTGGCTGCGGCGAAGTCCGCGCCCAGTCATCTGCTTCCACAGGCATCTGCTTTGGGTGTGGCGATTAAGAACAATCATGTCCACTTCCGGCAGATCGTAGCCTTCGGTAAAAATGGTATGATTGCAAAGAACTTTGGTTTTTCCGTTCCTAAAGGACTCCTCGATGTTCTCCCGGTGCTGTTCCTTTGTTTCTCCATGAATTACCGATGATCGAACACCAAGCTTAATCAGCGCGGAGGAAGTATTAACTGCGTCCTCCACTGTCCGGCAATAGGCAATGGCTTTTTTGAACCGTCTTGCGGCGATTAGTTTTGCACAGTCGGACGCTGCCCATGAAGAAGTGGATTCGCTTCCCGGAACAAAAGTGACAGCGGGGCAAAGGACGCGGAGTTTGGTTAGCTCCAGCGTGTCCGGCCCGTTGATGATCTTGGTAAAGCCGCAAGAGCCAAGGCCAACTCCGTCCAGTCGATAGGGAGTTGCTGTCAGGGCGACCACGATGGCTTTTGGGAGCGCGCGAAAGATTTGCTGATACTGCGCGGCAGAACAATGGTGCCCTTCGTCAATGATTACCGACTTGAAATCGCCGCCTGAAAACGATCCAACCATCTGCACATTGACGGGCATTTTGTGGCGTTCGGCCTGTTTCAGCAATTCGCGCCGATGCGTCACCCACAGGACTGGGGAGGGAAGATGGCGCAGGATTCCGTGCATGGCGATGACGGTTTTTCCCGATCCTGTCGGGCAGGCCACGACAATGCGCCTGTGCTCGCCAAGACTGGCGAAAAACTCATCACACACACGATCCTGAAAGACATGCAGTTTCATTGCGCGGCCTTTTCCAGCGCCTCGCGGGCAATATCGGTCAGGCGAATTTTTCGCTTGGCCGCTTTTTTGGTCAGTTTGTCGCGCGTCTCCTGCGAAACGCGCGCCGCGATGGTTGCATTGAGTTTTTTCACGCCGCTACGTTTAGCAGACGCTAAACATTCGCGCAACAGCTACTTTTCCGCTTCCTCTTTCTCCGGCGCTTCCGCCTCAGTCGTGAACAGCACGGCGCGAAGCCGGGAATCGAGCAGAGCCGCAACGAGATTCATTTGATCGCAGTCGAGTAGATGATTCGCACGGCTTTTCATCACCGTCCACGTCCACTTTTTCGAGCCGTCCCGGTTGACCTCCTGCCGCTTAAACTCCACGGAAGTCTGCTTTTGGTAATCGCTCGAAACGTCCTGCGGAATGGTGAATCGGTAGGTGGCGAGTCCAGACCTGAGCCGGTGATACATGGACTTCACCGGCTGCTGGCACCAGAAGAAATACCTCGCCTGCCGCCGCGTTTTGTCGGTGCCGATGCCGACGTGCCCTACGTTGACAGGGCTGAACGGATATTTGCGCGTGATGCGCTGGCCGTTTGCCATTTCGTGATGTGGGAAGTCTCGGCGGTTCGTATTGTCGCCCCAAAGCCCGGTCCATCCGTAGCGCACGATCACCTCCTGAACGGCCAGCGTGTCAAACGCGACGTCAACCAGCGTCCTTCCCGGCTCAACGCCAAGCGCAATCCGCCGTTCCTCCAATTCCTCCCAAGTCGTGATTCGCCCCTCGTCAATAATCCGCGCCTCCTTTTCGCCGTAGGCCCGGCACACATACCAGCGATGCGCGCCTTCGCCTTTGCTCGCCCGCCCGGCTTGGTTGTCAATCGTCAGGAATCGCGCAATCTCGCCCTCGAACTTGTCGCCTTTCAAATATGCGCCTTTCATCCGGTCAAAGTTGAGGTCGCTCTCGTTGTCTGTCGGCGACTCGTCCCACGCCAGCGCGCGCCGCTTCTGGACGTAATCGCGCAACGGCTCGACCTGCCCGGCTTTGGCCGCGTAGCTCGCTTTGAGCTTTTCCATCAGCAGGTTGCCAAGCGGGAAGTAATGGACCGCCGACGCCTCCCAATGGAAAGATCGGTGCCAGTCCGGGGCGTTGGGATTGGTCGCGACGTAGCGGCCTTGTTGCGCCTGGGTGCGGCGGCTGGCCTCGTCCGCCGGCCAATCGCGCCCGCAGTGCTCGCAGTTGTAGCGCACCGTAGGCAAGATGGCGTTCCAGTTGAATTGGCCGTTTTCGTCCGTGGTCTTTTCGCTCTGAGTATAGATGAGTCTATCCCGCCCGTCGGTCATCCGCTGAAACTGCCTACAATGCGGGCACGGCACTTGCCATTCTTCGCAGGTGCCGGATTGGAAGCTGGCGTCCGATTCGTCGCCGAGAACGCTGCCGGTCGAGAGCGTGAGAATCTTGGCGTTGCGGACGCCTTCGCACCGTTTCTCGAAGGCCGTCATCATGCCGGGGCGATACATGTGAGGCTCTTCCATCGTGAGGAACTTCACCCGCTTCGATTGCGCGGCGCTCATGTTCGCGCCGACGCAATAGAGGCTCATGTGCGGGAAAGCGATTTTGGCGATGCGCTGCTTGTGCCGGTCGTTCGGCAGGCGCTTCGCAAGAAAATCGTTTGCCTGGAGCATCGGCAGAATCCGGTCCTCCATCGCATCCACGCCGTCCGGGTCGGATTGGTGGACGTAGTAGTAAAGTCCGGGGTCGCTATCGACGCACCATGCAATGTGCATTTCGCCGATCAACGATTTCGCCGCGCCCGCCGGACCTCGCACGTCAACGCGGCGAATGGCAGGATCGTTGACCGCCCGCATCGGCTCGATCAACCACGGCGATTCCTCGGCGATATACACCGGGTATCGAGTCGAGTGCGGAAGGCGCAAGGTGCCGTCGAAGTATTCGACCATGCTGCCGCTGAATCGTTCCGGCACCATGCCCGCAAGCATGTCGGCGAGCCATTGGCGGTCGGTCATTTCGGGGAGGTCATCACGCGCAACGCCGCTTCAAGGTCATCATCCGCAACGCCGTGTTCCCGCCCGTTGCGCTCGCATCGCACAAGGTATCGCGTTCGCTGATTCCAGCCCGGCACAGGAGGATCACCCTTGTCTCGGTCGTGGATTTCAACAGGGCCAAGGTCTGTTTGTATGGTAGTCATTTCTCGCAAGTCTCCGCGCTCAAATCGGCGACGCGCTGCACCTCGCCATTGCGCCACAGAAGATACGTCACGATTCCGTTGCGCGTGATGCTGCCGACAATCCGCATCCGGCTATTCCACGGGCTGCTTTTGAGCGTAATCATCCGCGCTTCGCCCTTTCCCGTTGCGCTTTGCGCTGCTCAAGCTGTTTCCATGCGTGCGCCAGTTCCTCGCGCGAATGGCGGCTGTTCGTTTCCGGTTCGCACAATTGCACGCGCTTCGGTTTGTCGCCAGCTCGGCGAATGGCGAAAAGCTCGTCATCTGTAAATGGCTCAATTCCAGACAGAAGTTGCAAGCGCCTAGATGCAGTTTGAGATTGCCAGTTTTTCATAAATCCTTCGCAGCTTTTCCGAGATAGCCGCGAAACTCTTTCGTGATGATCTGCGCCAAGTCCGCCGGGCAACTCTGGTTCACGATGTCGAATAGTCGCGTCGCGTGTTTGCCCCATTCCTCGGTCACGACCGCCCGCTCCACCAAATCGCCACGGCTCCGCGCAATCTCGATGTCGAGCTTCTCAATCTGCTTGGCGAGTTTCTGGTCCTGAAGCGAGAGGTTTTTGCCGTCAACCGGCAGTTCCGATTCGCTGCGGGGGTTTGATTTGAGCCATGCAATCAAATCGTCGCGATACACGCGACCGTTGCGGAAGGCATTGCTCCCGCCTTTTTTTGCGCGCTTTATTTCGGTTGGTTCAAGCTCCCAAATAGTTGAAGCATGGCGCATCGAGTCCGCGCTCGT